CTACCCGAGGAACCTGCCGGGGATCAGGTATCAGGCTTTCTTTTCCTGATGCGTTAATTATACCACAATATAATGGCAAATGCAACCTTACTGTAAACAAAATATACCTAACATTGTTAGGGGGCGCAGGGGGTTCTAAATTAGTGAGTACTCGCTAACATGACCCCCACCCCCCAAAATTAGGCCTTGATGGAACCAGGTACGCCATACACACTGATCTGCACAATCAATACCGCTCCCTGGGTTTCAGTCGGCAGGGGGGGGTACCCCCTTCTCTTTTTTCTGTACCACACTTACCCTTCTATTTATAGAAACCCACCCCCTTTGGAGTCCCAGGGCTTTACAAACCCCCCACCCCTCTATTACATTTGCGCCAATTCCGGTTAACTCCGTGCGCACATGATTGAACTTACCCCCACGGGGGATCACCCGCTACCCTTCGATCTGTCCGATCAGCAGCCTAAGACGCACAAGGACAGCATCGCCATCGCTGCGAACACCGCAGATTTGCTCGAAGAGATCGGCGGGCCTATTGAATACAGCGACGCAGACCTACACGCTGCTGCTGGATTGATCAACGGCACAGACAAACCCACCGTCCCGCGCCACATAACGCTCTCGGGTGAGGCCAAAGCAGCCTCGGTGCTGATCAAGAAGTTTGATTTCCACGCATTTGCGGACGTACAGCAAGCGCGGAACTACATCACCAACAAGCTGCTCCAGATTTCGGACTGCGGCGACCCCAAGTTGGAGCTAAAGGCGCTCGAACTGCTCGGCAAACACAGCGATGTTGGCCTGTTCACTGAGCGCAGCGAGGTCACAGTCACCCACAAAACCTCCTCCGACCTCGAAAACAGTATTCGGGAGCGCATCAAGCTGCTGCTCAACGCCGATGTGGTCGATGCTGAGCCTCTAATCAGTGAGTTGGGGGACGAGCCTGTACAAAAAGTCGAAGAAAGTGAACAGGTAGAGGACGACGTGCATAAAAATGAGGGTGAAAATGGGCGCGATTGACGCTGTCTCGCTCAAAGACATCCCCAAAATCATGCACAAGCTCTCGGAGTCGGACCTCCGGGTGCTCGAAGCGCAGCTTCTCAAACTAGAAAAGCTCAAGCAACGCGAACTTTCGCAGACCAAGTTCATCAAGTTCGTGGAAAAGGTGTGGCCGACCTTCATTTCGGGCCGTCACCACAAGATCATGGCCGATGCGTTTGAGCGCGTGGCCAGTGGAGAGCTAAAACGGCTGATCATCAACATGCCGCCCCGGCATACCAAGTCAGAGTTCGCCTCCTACCTGCTCCCTGCGTGGTTCCTGGGTCGTTTCCCGCACAAAAAGGTGATTCAGACCTCCCACACGGCAGAGTTGGCGGTGGGCTTTGGCCGCAAGGTGCGAAATTTGGTGGATTCCGAGGTCTACCACGACATATTCCCGGAACTCAACCTCCAAGCCGACAGCAAAGCAGCCGGACGGTGGAACACCAGCAAGGGCGGTGACTATTTCGCTATCGGTGTGGGCGGTGCGGTGACCGGTAAGGGTGCCGACCTGCTCATCATCGACGACCCGCACTCCGAACAGGAGGCTGCACTTGCGCAGGTCAACCCCGAGATATACGATAAGACATACGAGTGGTACACCTCGGGGCCACGGCAGCGTCTCCAGCCGGGGGGAGCTATTGTCATCGTGATGACCCGGTGGTCGCAGAAAGACTTGACCGGGCAGGTGCTGAAAAGCGCGGCGCAGAGAGGCGGGGAGGAGTGGAAAGTCATCGAGTTCCCGGCCATCATGCCCTCCGGTGGCCCGCTGTGGCCAGAGTTCTGGTCGCTCAAAGAACTCGAAGCACTCAAGGAAGAACTGCCTAACTCCAAGTGGCAGGCACAGTACCAGCAGCAGCCGACATCGGATGCAAGCGCCATCATCAAGCGCGAGTGGTGGCAGATCTGGGAGCACGACGAGCCGCCGTACTGTGAGTTCACCATCCAGTCCTGGGACACGGCGTTCCTGAAGTCCGAGCGTGCCGACTACTCCGCCTGCACGACGTGGGGTGTGTTCTACAAAGACGACGACACCGGGGAGCGGCAGGCCAACATCATCCTGCTCAATGCGTTCAAAAAACGCATGGAGTTCCCTGAGTTGAAGGCCAGGGCGTACGAGGAGTGGAAAGAGTGGGAGCCCGACGCGATGATCGTCGAAGCCAAAGCGGCTGGCTCGCCCCTGATATTTGAGTTGCGGCAGATGGGCATACCCGTCTCCGAGTTCACCCCCAGCAAGGGCAACGACAAGATTGCACGTCTGAATGCAGTAGCAGACCTGTTTGCGTCTGGGCGTGTTTGGGTGCCTAATAGGAATTGGGCCGAGGAGTTGGTCGAGGAAGTCGCGGCGTTCCCCGCTGGCGAACACGACGACATGGTTGACTCCATGACGCAGGCACTGCTGCGTTACCGGCAGGGGGGCTTCCTTCGCCTGCCCACCGACGAGCCCGAGGACATCAAGTGGTTCCGGGGCTACCGGAAAGAAAAGTACTACACCGTTTAAGGATGGATCATGGCCACAAGTGGAATTGACAAGGCTCTGTACGGCGCTCCCTTGGGGCTGGATGCAGAAGTTGCAGAGATGGAGCCCATCGAGATTGAGATCGAGAACCCGGACGCAGTCAACATCGAGATGGGTGACATCGAGATCCAGTTGCGCCCGGAGCCCAAGGGCTCTGAAGAAGACTTCGACGCCAACCTCGCCGACTACGTGGACGAGAAGGTGATGCAGAGTCTGGGCGAAGACTTGGTCGAGGACTTCAGCAAGGACATTGGCGACCGCAGGGACTGGGCCGAGACGTACGTCAACGGCTTGAAGTTGCTGGGTCTGAAGTATGAGGAGCGCACCGAGCCCTGGCAGGGCGCGTGTGGCGTGTTCCACCCCATGCTGACCGAGAGCGTGGTGCGGTTCCAGAGCGAAGCCATCATGGAGACGTTCCCCGCGCAGGGGCCAGTCAAGACGCGCATCGTGGGCAAGGACACCCCGCAGAAGGACGACGCTGCTGCTCGCGTGCGTGACGACATGAACTACCAGCTCACGGAGGTCATGACCGAGTACCGCCCGGAGCACGAGAAGCTGTTGTGGAACCTGCCCATCGCAGGCTCTGCGTTCAAGAAGGTGTACTTCGACCCGGCGTTTGGCCGTCAGGCGGCGGTGTTCATCCCTGCCGAGGACATCGTGGTGCCGTACGGTGCCAAGAACTTGGAGACTGCCGAACGGGTTACGCACGTAATGCGTAAAACGAAGAACGAGATCCTGAAGCTACAAGAAGCTGGGTTCTACAGCGAGGTGGACCTGGGCGAGCCGTCGCATGAGCTGGATGACATCGAGAAGCAGAAGGCCGAGGAGCAGGGCATGCAGGCGCTCCAGGATGATCGCTTCCGGCTGCTTGAGATGCACGTGGACCTGGACCTCAAGGGCTACGAGCATAAGAACAAAGACGGAGAGCCCACCGGTATCGCGCTGCCGTACGTGGTGACTATCGAGAAGGGCACGCGCAAGGTGCTGGCCATCCGCCGCAATTGGTACGAGGGCGATGAACTACACACTAAGCGTCAGCACTTTGTACACTATCAGTACATTCCTGGGTTTGGGTTCTACGGTTATGGACTCATTCACCTTATTGGTGGCTACGCTAAGTCTGCTACTATGCTCATTCGCCAGCTTGTTGACGCTGGTACTCTTTCTAATTTGCCGGGCGGGCTCAAGAGCCGTGGACTCCGAATCAAAGGAGACGACACCCCCATCGCCCCAGGAGAGTTCAGAGACGTAGACGTTCCCTCTGGCTCCATCCGCGACAACATCCTGCCGCTACCGTACAAAGAGCCGAGTCAGGTTCTGTACACGCTGTTTGACCGCATCGTGGCCGAGGGGCGTCAGTTCGCTTCCGCTGGCGACATGAAGGTCAGCGACATGAGCAGCCAAGCGCCGGTGGGCACCACCCTGGCCATCCTTGAGCGCACTCTGAAGGTGGTGGGCGCTGTGCAGGCGCGTCTGCACTATGCGATGAAGCAGGAGTTCAAGCTCCTGAAGACCATCATCGCCGACTACACCCCGGAGGACTACGACTACGAGCCGGAGGATGCCGAGCGCGCAGCCAAGCGCGGTGACTACGACATGGTCGAGGTGATCCCGGTCAGCGACCCCAACGCTGCCACGATGGCCCAGAAGATCGTGCAGTACCAAGCTGCTCTCCAGTTGGCCCAGACTGCACCCCAGCTCTACGACCTGCCCCTGCTGCACCGCCAGATGATCGAGGTGCTGGGCATCAAGAACGCTGCCAAGCTGGTGCCTATCGAGGACGACCAGAAGCCGGTGGACCCTGTGCAGGAGAACCAGAACATTCTGCGCGTCAAGCCGGTCAAGGCGTTCATCGAGCAGGACCACGCAGCCCACATCGCCACCCACATGTCGATGCTCCAGAACCCATCCATCATGAGTTTGGTGCAGAACACGCCGATGGGTCAGCAGATCATGGCTTCTGCTATGGCGCACATCAACGAGCACTTGGCGTTCCAGTATCGCCGTGAGGTTGAGAAGCAGATTGGCCTCATGCTGCCGACCAAGGAGCAGTCCGAGAACATGGCTCCCGAAGTGGCTGCACAGGTCGCACAGCTTGCTGCACAAGCCTCCATGATGCTGACTCAGCAGAGCCAAGCCGCCGCTGCACAACAGCAAGCTCAGCAGCAGGCACAAGATCCCATCGTTCAGATGCAGATGCAAGAGCTTCAGCTCAAGCAGCAAGATCTCCAACTTAAGGCACAGAAGCAGCAGATCGAAGCAGCCGCCCGAGCTGACCAGATCGAAATCGAGAAGTCTCGGATCGCGGCTCAGAAAGAGATCGCTGCCATGCAAGTCGCGGCTACAGCAGCCGCTGCAAAGGATAAGTTGCAGAAACAGCAGCTTATTGAGGGAGCCAAGCTCGGCACTGACATTGCCAAGCACCGCGCCCAAATGATCGTGCAAAGCGCACAACGCCAAGCACAGCAACCGCCTAAGAAGGAGAAGCGTTGAACGACATGAAGCTCTTGGCCCACGTGGTCAAGGAAATCGACAAGTTACGTAGCGATAACGTGGCCTTTCTGGGCGCGGGACGAGCTATCAACTTTGACGAGTATCGAAACGTCTGCGGGATCATCCGGGGTCTGAGCCTCGCAGAAGCAATCATCAACGACCTCGTGCAACGATTGGAGCATTCACATGACGACTAATTTCGCGGGAGCCGTAGATCTGGCCCCGTTGCTGAACAAGCCCTCCGAGGAAAAGGCGAAGCAACTGCCTGATCCCAAGACGTTCCATCTTCTGTGCGTTGTCCCAGAGGCGATGGAAGAGTACGCCGACAGCGAAGTTGGCTTGCTCAAGGACTCCAAGACCATGCACTACGAGGAGGTGCTTACTCCCGTCCTGTTTGTAGTCAAGCTTGGTCCCGACGCGTACGCAGATAAGACTCGATTCCCTAGCGGACCGTCGTGCAAGGTCGGTGACTTTGTCATCGTTCGCCCCAACTCAGGCACCCGCCTGAAGATTCATGGCCGTGAATTTCGCATCGTTAACGACGATTCGGTAGAGGCCGTTGTCCAAGACCCGCGTGGCATCACCCGCGCTGCCTAAGGAGATCAGCATGGCGCAAAACAAGTTTGAAGAAGATAAATACGAGTTTCCTGACGAGAAAGAGAACAAGGAAGCTGCCGTAGAGGCGCAAGCCAGCGACGACTTTGAAGTTGAAATCGAAGACGACACCCCTCCTGAGGACCGTGGCCGCAAGCCAGCCGCTGCTCCTCCCGATGATCCGACCGACGACGAACTCGCTTCGTACGACGAAAAAGTCCAGGCGCGGATCAAGAAATTCACCAAGGGCTACCACGACGAGCGTCGGGCGAAAGAGCAGGCGTTGCGAGAGCGCGAAGCCGCTGAAGCCTACGCCCGGCAAGTGCTGGAAGAAAACCGCCGTTTGCAGCAGCACATGGCGGCAAGCTCAAAGGTTCTTGTGGAGCAGTCCCAGAACTCTGCTCAGCTTGAGCTGGAAACCGCCAAGAAGAAATATAAGGAGGCGTACGAGGCTGGAGATTCTGACGCTCTGGCAGACGCTCAGGCCGAAGTGGCCAAAGCTACTTGGAAGCTGGAAAAGGCTCAGGATATGAAGCCTTTACAAGCCCCAGAAAATGATGTACAACCCGTCCAACGTAGTAGTACACCTCGGGTAACCAACCGTGACCAGCAGTGGTTGCAGACTAATACGTGGTTTGGCACTGATCCTGAAATGACCGCTTCCGCCCTTGGGTTGCATCAGCGGTTGGCTCAGGATAAAGGTGACAGCTACGTAGGTTCTGATGAGTACTACAAGGTTGTTGACGCTACCATGCGTCGCAGATTCCCCGAGTATTTCGGGAGCAATGACGAACCGGCTGAGGAAGAAACTCCAAGCCGTGCACCAAAACCCGCTCCGGTCGTGGCTCCGGCTACCCGTAGCACCCCGCCTAATCGCATTAGGCTGAAGGCATCCGAAGCCGCTATTGCTAAGCGCCTTGGGGTTCCTTTGGAGCTGTACGCGAAACAGGTTGCACAACTGAAGAGGAATGGATGATGGAACAGACCAAGACCCAAAGCCGACTGGCTCGTGAATTGGATTCTCGTGAGACGACTCTGCGCCCCCAGGCGTGGCGTCCGCCTGAGACTTTGCCTTCGCCGAATGAGCGTCCGGGGTGGAAACACCGCTGGGTCCGCACTTCTACGATGGGCACCGCTGATCCGAGCAACATCTCCTCAAAGTTGCGTGAAGGATACGAACCCTGCAAAGAGCAGGACTATCCCGAACTCATGATGCACGCTTCCACTGAAGGCCGCTTTAAGGGCTGCATTGAAGTGGGCGGACTGTTGCTTTGCCGTATTCCTGCGGAGTTCATGGAGCAGCGCACCAAGCACTACGAGGGCCAAAATCGCGCCCAGGTGGAGTCGGTAGACAACAACTTCCTTCGTGAGAGTGATCCTCGGATGCCTCTTTTCTCTGAGAAGAAGTCCAAGGTCACTTTCGGATCTGGTACTTAATCTAGGAGTCTTTCATGGCTTACCCCACCGTTGACGCCCCCTACGGGCTGAAGCCGATCAATTTGATCGGTGGTCAGGTGTTCGCCGGAGCTACTCGTCAACTCGTCATTGCAAATACCTCTGGTACCGGCTACGGCACCAGCATTTTCTACGGCGACGTTGTCAAGCTCGTTTCTGGCGGCACTATTGAAAAGGACGCTGGTGAAACCACGGCCACGCCTTGCGGCGTGTTCCTGGGATGCCAGTACACAAGCGCCACTACTGGCCAACTGACTTTCTCGCAGTACTACCCTGCGAGTTTGGCGGTTAAGTCGGGCACCACCATCCTGGCTTTTGTGGCCGACGATCCCGATCAACTGTTCAAGGTTGTTCTGGTTGCCGGTACCACCGAAGACGGTAACGGTCTGACCCCGGCTTTCTTGGGCCGTACGGTTATCGGCACTAACGCTCAACTTGTGCAAAACGCAGGTTCGTCCGTTACTGGCGATTCCAAGGTTGGTGTTTACACGGACGGCAATACTGGCACTGCCACGCTGCCCATCCGTATCATCGATGTGGTACCTGATACCGCTAACCAGTCTGGCAACTTCTGCGAATTGATCGTTAAGTTCAATGCGCCGAACGTTACCGGTCAGGTTGTGGCAAACGGTCACCAGTATCTCAACCCGACTGGCGTCTGATCAAGGAGTACTAACAAATGGCTATTTCACGCGCACAACTGCTGAAAGAGCTGCTCCCTGGCCTGAACGCCCTGTTCGGTCTTGAGTACGCTCGTTATGGCGAAGAACACAAAGAGATCTACGAAACGGAGACCTCTGAGCGTTCGTTTGAAGAGGAAACCAAGCTGTCTGGCTTCTCCGCCGCTCCGGTGAAGAACGAAGGCGCTGCGATTGCTTATGACAATGCGCAGGAAGCTTGGAGCACCCGCTATACGCACGAAACCATTGCCCTGGGTTTCTCGATCACCGAAGAGGCGATTGAGGACAACCTGTACGACAGCCTG